TCTAATTCCATCTGCTGTTGGTACACCTTGTTGTGCATCAGAAGCTGCTGATACTCTTTGTTTTAAATCTGACATAGCCGCTATATCATTCCAATGACCTTTAGTTACATCTGGAACTTGAGCTATGAATACTCCATCACCTGGTTTAGCACCTGGCATAGTACGAACTACACCCCAAGGATTCCTATCAATTAAGTCAGGTATAGAAACTTGCGTTGGGTCTACAAACATTAAATTGTTTAGAGCCGCTTGTACGTTATCTATTCTTGAACGTAATAACCAAGTCGATACTTCGTGAAGAGGTAATAATAAATCATATAAAGATTGACTAAATGTTTTATGACTATCTTGAAATAATCCTCCAACTACTACAGGGAACTGTTGTCCATATGGATTTAATTGACATCTGATTATTGCTTCTTCATCAATAACAGTCATTACCATCCAAATCTGTTCTACACTTGGCATTCCTATTTCATAACCTTGTAGACGTACCCACATTTCATCAACAACTCTTGCGTTGTCTAATGTAAAGTGATGTCCATTTTCACTACCTACAGGTTCTTCTGGATTGATTGATAATCCTCTACCTTCTTCTCTCCAATGTTTATGTGCATCCCAAGCAGTTTTCCTACCCTGCTTTTTACGCAGTCCTGGGTATTTGTTTAGTTTGGGATACATCTGCGATGCCATTAAGGCATTCGTGGAAACGTAATCACTAAAAACGATGAACTGCATACGCTCCCAATCCCCCCAATTAACTCTTGGGTCAGGGAAAACTTTTCTAGGGTCAAAGTTAATAATATGGTTTGTATTATTCTTTGCATCCCAAATAACTTTAGTAGGAGCAAATCCATATCTAATACTATCTAACAACATTTGAGCAACTCTTGCTTCACCTGCTGTTCGTCTCATATGTTGATGAAGTAATCTTTCTAAAATTAATGATGCTTTTCTAGACTTCCTATTCATCCCTTCTAATTGGAACATAGGATTTCGTCCTGCTAGAGCAGCCATCATATAAGTTAAAACTGTATCTGCTATAGCACGTGTATCTGCTACAACTGCTTTCTCTCTAAATTTTGTACTATCTGCTGGTACCCAAACATCGTGCGCTCTGTCTGCATCTTTCCAATGGTCGTATCGTCTGGATATTCTTTCAAAACTCATTTTGGACGCAGCACGGACATAATCTATCAGCTTCGATTCTTGCTCGTCTGTTAGGTCGTCTGATATATCCTTGTACTCTGTTAACTTATTCATATGTTGAGATAAGTCACATATTACGTCATTTTTGTCTTGTGTCTGATTTTTGTAGTTCATAGTTTGTTGTACCCCTTGTGTTACGAAAAGTCGTCCTACAACTCTCCCCAATTATTCCATTTGTTGTCAGCGTTGTCTCTTGCCTTATCCAACCACTCTTTGTCATCATCAAAGGTATTGTCCCATTGTTTAAAATTAGCGTTCAATGATGCTGACATTTGAATTGGTACGTTCATCATATCTGAATTAATACCAGCCATTCTAGACAAAGCGTCTAGTCCCATAGACAAAGCATCTATCTGGTCATCGTGTTTACCATTAGGAAACGATTGAGCTTCATCCATAAAATCATCTAACCAAGGAGCGTCTTTAGGTATATGTACTCTTCCTCCTTCTATTAATGGTGATACAGCATTTAATCTAATTACCTTATCTCCATTAACTCTATATGGTATTACTGCCATACCAGAAGAGTGTTTTAATTCTTGTACTAATGATTGACCACTAGCTTTATCTTCTATGTAAACACCTCTTAAACCTTTACCTCTATATTTAGCATTTAGATTTATGCAGGTTCTTTTTAATTCTGGAAAATCATATTTACCTCTAACAACATCAACGATGTACATATCACCACCATCATCTAAACCTAATACCATCATTACAGAATAGTCAGCTTGTTCTGTTTTTTTAAATGCAGTATCAGCAGATATTAATAATGTTTGGAAGTGAACATCTTTACGTTCATAAGTTCTCCACCAATGACTTTTAATTAAGTTACCTCCAACTATGTAAGGTGTCTGTTGATAGAGAGAAGCAAATTCTCTTGGGTCTAATCTTTTACGTTTATATAATTCATCTAATGGAAATCTATCTGCCCATAAAGGTTCTTCTTCTTCTATTGAATAAGTTCTTTTAGCTGGAGATACTGTACTTAATTTACCTGCTGGTACATATCTTGGGTCATCTGATGGTAGTTCTGTAACACTTTCTTTTTTACCTTTATTAAGTAATCGTATTGCAGGAAAGTTTATATGTTCCCAAGTACCTTCTTTCCAATCTTCTGTTTCCATTAATCTACCTGCGACATCATCAGGATGCCAACGAGTTAGAATAACTATCTCTATAGGTTTAGTTCCATCTACTTCTGGTTGCTTACGAGTTGTTAATGCCGAGATGTAGTATGACCACGTTTTGTTTCTTTGTGTTGCACTCTCTGCTTCTTCTCGTGCTTTGATTGGGTCATCAAGGATAAGTAGTGTAGCGGCACGACCAGTAGTAGAACCACCAATACCTGTGGCATAATAAGTACCGTTATCGGTGGTACGCCAGTCGTCAACTGCTCTACTTTCATCAGACATTTTAAAATCTGGAAAGGCTTGTTCAACAAGTTGTTCACGAGCCAAGTCACGAACTTGCCTACCAAATGTTTTAGATAAGTCTTGGTTATATGAAGTTGAAAGAACATTCCTATTCGGTTTACTAGCGAGATAAAATACAGGAAAGTGAACTGTCGCAATAAAAGATTTTGCGTGTCTAGGTGGCATAGTAATAAGTAATTTGTTTTTACCAAGTGTTCCCTTTGCTAGTTTATCTAATGTCTCCATTAATTCTATTTGAAATGGAGCAAATGTCATCTCTGGATTACATAACTTTACAAAATCTACAAAACTAGTTTGAGCTAGTTTTAATTTAAGTAAATGTTTTGCTGCTTGGGCTTGTGTGACTGCCATATTAGTTATTCCTTATGAGGGGTCTCCACTCTCGCTTTGACCCCTGTTCATATGAAAAGGCAAGTTCTTATAAGGAATAGCCTCCCCATTGATATCATATATTAATTCTCCGTCAACAGAACCAACCATTAATTTTTTACCATTTGTTTTTACATATAGTGTTGGTTTAATTTGTTTATCTCCATCATATTTGTAACGATTAGGTGTGATTAAACCCTTACGTTTTCTTATAGCCATTTACTACCACGCCTTACACGACCAATAACGAGCTTTCGTCTTCGGACCTGGGTTAGCACAATTATGTCTAGCTCTAAAACTCTTTCGTCTGGCTGGGATGTTCTTTTTTATCTTCATATTCTTATCACCAAACCTAACTATTTTAACTCTTGCACCATCTCGAACACAAACGGCTGACTTCTTACCAGCACTAGGAGTTCGAAATGGCTTGTTTAGGGACTTGCCTTTGCACACTCCCCTCGCTTTCTTCTTTGCCATCTGTATTCTCCTTTTCTATTACTTCTACTTCTACCACATCTTTGTCTAATTCGTCTGCCTTTGATGCAATTTGCTGGAGTTCATCTATAGAAAGTTCTGTTACCTTCTTATGTTCGTGTGAATGTTGGTTGAATGAATGATGTAAGTCAGGCATTACCTTGTTTAACATAGTACTAAACAATCTAACTTGTTGGTTAGACCAGTTGCTATCTCCATTTAGTACGCTTCTTACCTTCGGAATGTTCTTCCGTACGACATCTAATACACTTCGTCTTACTCTGTCTATCTCCACAGGTGATACAGGAGGTAAACTGCCTGTTGATTTAAGTGGATTTGGGTTTTTTCTATATGTAGCCATAATTAACTTTACCATAGTTTTCAAATTTTGGTGCGAAATATATATACACACAAAAGTGACAATAACAATGTGGGCGGCGGGTCGACCCTAGTCCCCCCCATAGCTTCGCTAACTGACCGATTTCTGACACAAAGCTCTGCTTTACCCCACGAAACCTGCCGATTTATGTCCCTACTAGGGAGATATATCTACGTACCTGCGTGGGTTGTTTTCAAAAACGCACGAAAGGTCGACACATAACCCCCTTTGTCAGGAGATGTTCAATCATACCAAGGCTTTCGGAAGTTGGTCGTCCTATCCTCCCTAAAGGGAGGAGGAGGGATTATTAGAGTGTCAAGTCGGCAACCGAGACACGACAGACACCCAATCAATCACGCAGTCTCGGAAAGGAGCAATCAATATGAGTACATACAAACTAGCAAGTGGCAACACGCCTACACAAGCGACAGCACAGGAGATGTTGGAGCATTGCAACAAGGCGACATCGGTTGGAGATATTCAGCCGTGCGTTGAGGAGTTCGAGCGAAGACTGGACAAGGCGAAAGCTCGTACACACAGCCGTGCAGGTAAGGAGTTATCCAAGGAGTTCGTGGATGGCAAGGTAGCCAAAATCACGAAGAACCTTGCGAGTGCGCAGAACGCACTTGCGACTATCGGTGGCAACGCACCTGCACCTGCTCACACATTCGTGGGCGTACAGACGGCTGTTCACAAGGCGATTGACAAGTGCAATCTGCCTAGAGACATCAAGGAGATTTTGAAGTCTCGTGCGTAGTTAACTCACAATCACACATAGCCCTCTACTGCCTCGTGCAGTAGGGGGTTTTTTTTGTGTCCAATGGTTGGACGCAAGTTAAAAACTAAATCTGCGTAAAGGAGGTAGTTCATATGGCAGACAATACAAAACCAACATATTTCGCAGACGAAATGTGTTACACACTTACCGAGGCGATAGCAGAGGTAGGCAACGAAGAAGTAAAAACCAATCTAGAGAGTTTGGTGGCGACAATCGACACAGGCGATTATGTTCTTATACCCAAGGACAAAGCCAAGAGAGAGGCGCTACCAGAGTTCGGAGACGAATGATGGCTCAAATACCTAGAGAACAAGCGATAAACGAGGCTCTTGAGTACTACAAAGGAGCGATACTATGTACATTACAATCAATAACATATGCAAGAAAGCATAATGACCAAGAGTATCTGCGACATTGTAAAACTCGCCTTGATAACTATCGTAAACACCAACAAGCAGTCAAAGATATGCGTAGCCTAGGATGTACCAAGGAAGTTGCTTGGAAATTAAATGGGTTATGTATTAATTAACTTGCAATGTGTCATAGATATGATACATTGTATCAAATATGAAACTCTATATGGGAGGTGTAATATGACTGACGATAACCTAGTCGGTAAGGTCTTTAGAGACCACACAAATAAACCTTGCTTGTATGTTGACCATAAAGGTTCATTGCAAGAGATAAAGGTAAGACCTCGTGTGTCTGCACCATTGCAGAACGAGGAAACAATATCATCAAAGCTAATCAAATACACATTAACGACATTGGCAATGGTACTTATGAGTGCCTTGTTTGGTGTCGTCTTGTTGGAATGGATAGCTGGATGTGGCGAGGTTACATACTTCGCAGACGGAACTTGGAAATCAAACGAGTGCCTTTTCCAAGACAGACCGATAACAACTGGCACTTGGAAATAGGAGGATAATATGGGAATTGCAGAGTACGCACTATTCCAAATTGCTTTTGCAGTATTTGTAATCGCAATGATGTAAACTTAACTTAATATTAATATAACTATAAAGGAGTACCCATACTTATGGATATTAAAACTCTAGAAAAAACAATCACAGAAAAATTATCTGTGTTATCCAAAGACGAACTTGAACAAGTGAATAACTATGTGAGTTCGTTTATCAACCACCCTGCGAACATTCACGATACATTACCAAGTGATGTCGAGCCAAGCGAAGATAGTACATTCGTCACTTGGTGTACGACCAATGGTGTAAAGAGGATGTTCTCTTCTACTAACTGCATAACTAGGAGGAAACTATGAACATAGTAAAAGAACCAATTACTATTTCTTGCGAGGAGGATGTATCTAAATTTGAAAAGGATATGTGTAAGAAAGGTCTATTGAGTGGCTTACTAAAAGATTGGACTATCAAAGACGAGAAGTTTCACATAAACGAATATGAAAATTCGCCAAGTGATATTAAGACTTGTGTCTATGGTATAGCAAACATTGAAACTTATTATGTAAGCTAATGACAATAGAAAGCGAAAGAAGAAACAGACTATGCGTGACAGAAAGCAATGAACAATTACAAGACTTTCTTGAGAAAGTATTTGAACATTGTTATGGCGACAATGCTATGCATAGAATAGATTTTGCCTCGTCTTTTGATGATGCACTTGTAAGACTACGCAGGTGGAAACAAAAGGCAGACAAATGCATAATGTTAGAATTTCACGAGAGGAAATACAAGGCTCTTTTCGATGTGATAATGTTATGTACAGATGAACTTCAAAAGGGTTCGTCTAACAACCCTGACCTTGATAATTCTTCGGCAAAAGATTTAGCCAATAGAATAATCGAGACATTAAATATGAAAGGGTACCTAGAGCCTTAAATTAGCCGTGTCATTGTGCATAACAATAACACTTAACATTAACTTAACTATAAGGAGTATGCTTATGGCAGATACGAACTTATACGATTGCGTGAAGGCAGTTAATCATTATCTGACTTTACCTGCAAACGATAAGCGACTTGCGATAAAGAAACTTATCGGTGGCTTAATAGCTAACCGAGGGTGGAATGTATCGGAAGTAATCCCAAGAGTGACATCCAATAAGTACACCACAGATGCTATATTTGATAGGATGAACCCTAATCTTATGGCAAATGTGATTTACTATTTACATTTGAATGTCAACGCACAGAACAAGTTAGATGATACTTGTATCAACGTATTAAATATGTTGGGCAATAGTATTAATGACGATAGCGATAATGTTGTTGTGCGTGGAGGTAAGCGAGGTTTTGCGTGGAGCAAAGAGTTCACAGAACCAAGTGTTTCATTCGCAAAATGTCAATCACACATTCCAGACGAAACCATACTCGTAGGGAATATTAATCTAACTTTTACTGGAAAGGAGAAACGTATGGGCTTTGATGTAAACAAGACTACGGAATTGGTAGTCGGTGTGGCTAGAAAATTAGCCGAAGACGACATTGCATTGGGGTTATCAACCAAGTCGCAACTAACAATCAACAAACTCAAAGAGGCACAACAACTCGTAGGTAATGCACAAGCATTGTCTGTTGAGAATAGAAAGTCTATTGAGAGTGCGTGTGAGTTATTGTGTACAGACGTTGATGGATTGCTTAACGATGAGGTTATCGAAAAGCAATATGCAGAACACATAGAGGCAATCAACAAGATTGCACCTACATCTGCACCGAGCAATGACGACAGCGCTTCAGACGAAACAACTGAAGTGAAACCTGTGGAGGTGGATGACAATATGGTGCAAGGTATCAATGCACTATTAACATCTGCTACCAAGAGCAAGATAACAGACATTCGTTCTGTTGTTAAAGAGTTAGCCGAGTTGAAGACTGAATCAGCCAAGCTAATGAGTGAGGTATCTGTGTTGCAGACAAGAGCAACGTCAGTACCTATCGACCCTACTGGAAACGTGGATACTGCCGATATGGGAGAACTCACGTACAAAGTAATCGAGAAGAAAGCTAGTGATATCTTTAAGAACCCACGTAATGGTCGTAAGATATCTCAACTAGACTTCAACATACCTACGTTGGAATGGTCAAATGACAAGGGCGAAGTGGTTCAACATCCACATTGTCCACCGATTGACCACGAGTATCAATTCAGAGCAAGTCACTTGATTAGTTTCTTGTCTGCGTTTGTACTTCGTCAGAACGTATGGTGTCACGGACATACTGGTAGTGGTAAGACAACACTTCCTGCTCAAGTATGTGCAAGGATAGGCTTCCCAGTCTTTCCACTCAACCTTGATAGTAATCTAGAACGTGCTGACTTAACTGGTCAGACAACTCTAGTGCAAGACCAAGGTGCTAGTGTGACCAAGTTCGAAGAGGGTGTGTTACCGAAAGCAATGGTGCAACCTTGTTTCCTCGTCTTGGATGAGATTGATGCATCGAAGCCAGACTTGTTGTTCGTGATACAACGTGCAACAGAAGGTAATGGATTGCTATTGACCGAGGATGGTGGACGATTGGTTAAACCACATCCATTGTTTAGGTTCGTAGCTACTGCTAACTCACGTGGTCAAGGCGATGAACACGGAGTGTATGCAGGTGTACGTCCATTGAATGGTGCTTTGCTCAATAGATTTGGTATGTTTATTGAGGTCAAGTATATGGAGGCTGATGAAGAGCAGACATTACTTGCCAAGAAGTATCCTAGTCTAGCCAAGGACTTTATAGCTAACGTCACACAATTTGCTAGGTTATGTAGGAATGCGTTCTCGTCTGGCGAGACTTCAGTTCCTGTGTCACCTAGAGATACGTTGTTTATGTGTCAGCTATATGCACACTTCTTTAGTGTACTTGGTAGTAAACAACAAGCAACCGAGTTTGCAATTCAATTATCTGTACTTAACAGATGTCCTATCGACAACAAGCAGAGACTTGTTGAGTTAGCAGACAGATGTTTTGCTGATTGTAAATTCACAATTAAATAGAGGAGTATATATATGTCAGATAAAGAAACTTTCTTTCTGCCTACCGATGACCCAGACCTAGATAGAGAATACATTACTGGTCGTGAGTTCAAGGATGGCACAAGGAGTGCAGTTCGTACTATCTCTACAGACTTTGATACCAATGTTGTATTCGCAGGAGACCAAGCGTGTACAGATGGTTCACGTGTTGTCTTACCTCAATGTGAGGATGATAAGATGATGACACACAGACAAGTCAATGTAGGTAGAGGCTATGCGAACCACGAAAGTCTTCACAAATTACTAACTGATTTCGATGAGGGTCAGAGGTGGTTGAGGAAGATGTATGAAACCAAGCGAGGATTTACTGCTCATATGGGACAAGCCATTGAGGATGTTCGTATCGAGAATGGTGGTAAGTCTTTGTATCCAGGTATGGCAAAGAGTATAGACAAGACTGCCGAGCAAGTATGTAAGGAGTTCAAAGTTGTAGCAGACAAAGAACCAAGCATATGTAAAGACCCTTGGAAAGTCTTACCTGTAGCCGTGACTTGGATAGGACGAATGAAGTTAGGTTATCCTAGCCCTACAATCAAACAAGCATTCGACCAACTTGCACCAGACATACAACGTAGAGCAAGTCTTATCGCAGATGTTGTGATAGGTATGCCTACTGGTGTGAAAGGTGTAGGTCAAGTTGACCAACCGAATGCTTGGAATGGTTCAAGACAAGGTATGGCACTAGCTGAAAAGGTAGCTAACGAGTTGGCTCAAGATGTTCCACCACCAACCGAACAACCTATGGAAAACCCTAATGGTTCCAAGTCTGGAGATGGTTCTGGCTCACCGAGCGAGACATCAAGACGAACCAAAGGTAATCCAAGTGGTGCCAAGGATAGTGAGGAGCAGAGTAGTAGTGGTCTCCAAGAAGCAGAGAATACTACATCACGTTCGCACGGAGCAAGTGAGGGTTCAGAAGAGAGTGTGTTGCAAGGCGAACCACAATCGTTCAATCCTAATCTCGACCAAGTTGTTGAACACTTTGTACCCAAGAGAGATACCAAGAAGAAACGTACTCTCAAAGGTTCATTCACAACAGAGGATGATAAGATTGAAGAACCTAAACAAGCCATACGTGAACCAGACTTTTATCGTGGAGAGTATATGACTGCACGTAATAGTATGGGTAGTAAGTTAGCAACAATGCGTAGGAAGTTAGAGAAAGCATTGATAACAAAGACTGATACTGACTACGAAACATCACGTACTGGTAGGCTAAACATCAGAGGCAAAGCAAGTTCACTCATTATGGGTGGTGCTAATGTCAGACGAAAGAAAGTTGAGGGTGATAGCATTGATACTGCTGTCTCTTTGCTTGTTGATTGTAGTGGTTCTATGCACGGACAACCAATGGTACTCGCAGGTCATAGTGCGATTGCCTTGAGTGAGTGCTTGAGTGCAGGTCAGATACCTTACGAAGTGATAGGTCACACAACTACGTCATTGAAACGTAAGAATAGTGAGTTGTTCTACGACCAAGGTAAGAGGTACGAACGTGAGTGTGGTGTCTATATGCCATTGTTCAAACCATTTGATAAGAACCTAAATCAATGCCGACATCTAATGGGTTTCATTCCAACTGCTAGTGACAATTCAAATGCTGACGCAGATGCATTGTTGTATGCAGGACGAAGACTATTAGAACGAGAAGAAAGCAACAAGATACTTATGCTACTCGCAGATGGTTATCCTGCGTGGCGAGGACGAGGCGACCAAAACCAACTGACACGTGACGCAGTAGTTCAACTGCAAGGACAAGGTGTCAAGTGTGTAGGTATAGGTATTAATTGCG